ATGAACAAGAGAAGAGAAATTTACGAAGTGATTGAGAACGACCTTCATTGGTTGTTCCAAACTCACAAATCAATTCACAAGCACAATGGAAAAGGACACATCTTAGCTGATGGAAAATCAATTCGCTACAATCTGTCCTTGAAGAAAGTTCATGAGTTCCCATTTGGAACTTACTTGGACACGAAGAAATCACTTCAAGGATACCACTGGAAAGCTTGCGTTAATTTAAAAGACTTGAAGGGAACTGACTTCATTGTGTTCGGCAACAATTCCGACCCAATCCTTGAAAACCTGAGAGTGAAGAAACCAACTCATGAAATTTTGGCTAGAAACACCGAAAACAGGAAAGACTACTTCACTGTTTGGTTCAGGGTTGATGATTTCGTGAACTTCAATGATGAGTGCTTATGGAATTCCATGACTTCAAAAAATTTGGTTGATAAATCACCTGAAATTGCGGCCTACAAAAAGGAGCCCGAGCCCTCAAATAAATGGAACAATGACACTTCGATTGAAACTACGATTCTGGTGGACGGAAAACCCAAGAGGTTTGATTCCAAATTGAAGTGCTACGAATACCTCAAGAAAATAAAACAGACCACCCACAAAAATTACCAAAGCTGGCGCATTTGCTTCAACAGGAAGACGAGAGGCGGAACCCAGTATTCAGTTACCACTTTTAAGGATAACGCTTGCGTTTCCTCTAATGTTTCTTCAGAGGAAATCCATATAAAGCCTTTATATGGATTCTTTTCTGATGAAACAATCACTCTTGAGAAAACATTAGAGGAAACGAAGTTTCCCACAGATAACAATGAAATTAAGGAGCCGCGAATGACAACGGAAGAGAAAAAAGAGCCTGAGAAAATCAAGAGGATTAAGCCCAAGGACAGGCGCGAGTACGAGGAATGGTGCGAGTCGGTTCCTCAGCAATTTCAGTGGACTTTAGAGGAGTGGGTCGCCATGAGAAAGAAGTCTTAGTCTTTGGGTTCGTACTTCATACCCAGTTAGCGGGCAAAAAAAAAGCTCCGGCTACTTCGATAAAAATGGAAGGAGCCCCTCGGTGTTTTACGATGGAAAACCTCAAGTGAAGAAGTGAATGAAAGAGCCCCTCATTTTTCCAGAGAGGCTCTGCTCATTCATTTTGAATTATTACTGATACTTAATCGTCAATGTGTAACCAACGGAGGAAGCTGGAGCTCTGCTGTACAGGAAGTAATTGATTCCATTGAAGGTCACCGGTGTTTTCGTGTAAATTGAAATCTCATTTCTCTGACTGGCGTTTATGAATCCAATGGGCTCACCGAATGACGCTGGGAGTATGAACACAGCTGCGCCGGGTGTATCGGGCAGCGCAACGGGTTTCGGCGTCGCCTTGTTGAGGTTGCGCCCGAGAATTATCTGCCCAGCCGCGAGCGCGTCATCGAGCGCCTCCTGGTCTGACGCCTTCAAGTAGGGAATGTCGCTCGCCAGCGCCACTCCGTAGTAGAAGTCTTGGTCGAGGCTCTGGGCTTCCCACTGGGCAAAGAGGGTGATTGTGGTTCCGTTAATGGAGGACAGATTCTTGACGGATTGGCCGTTGCTGTAGCTCGTTCCTGAACCGTTGGCTTGCGTGTTCCAACCGCCGAATTGCTTGTCGGTCGGCGCGGAGTAGGTGTTCGAGGTTAGATTTTTAGCAACGTCGTAGGTGTGAGAACTGCTGGCCATCACCGCGCCCGAGCCGCCGTTCGCGTTGTAGGAAATTGAGTAGGTGATTGGATTCCATTGAGCGGTCACGATTAAGTCACTGGCCACATTGGTGAACGCTTTGTCCCAATTATTGAATGAGTATCCCATTCTGGTTGGATTCGTTGGAGCCTCAGCGGTCGAACCGTAATTTACCGTTCTCACAACGTCGGAGCCGCTTCCACCGATGCTTCCGCCGTTCAATTTGAAGGTGACTGAGTATTGATTGATTGTGAATTGAGCCGTCACTGTCAAATCGCTCACCACGCTGTTGAAGGATTTGTCCCAGCCTGAGAAGGTGTGGCCAATTCTCTCTGGAGCGTCGGGCGCGGTGGCGTGTGAGCCCTCGTTGACTTCCTGAGTTTTCAACGTCGCTCCGTTCCAATTCAAGAACGTCACGGTGTGAGTCGCTCCGACGAATTGCGTTATGGTTACATCAAAGTCTTGCGCGTAATTGGTGCTTTCAGTTTTTCCATTTGCGATGGTGGCCGTTATTTTCACGACTCCAGGATTCTGAGCCGTCAATACATTTTCATTCAAAGTTGAGTTCGTTCCGCCTTGTTCTTTTATCGTCCATGTTATTGTTTTATTCGTGGCGTTGGACGGGTTCACCGTTCCAGTCAGAGTCAAGTCTTCATTCGTTTTCGTAGTGGTTGGCGCGTTCGTTATTGAATCCACAGCGACGAATGGCTCGATGGGTTCGCCGCCTCCACTCTGAGTCACAGTGACGGCGCAATGAGCGGTTTTGTTTCCATCTGCGGTGGTGACGGTGATTGTCGCCGTGCCTTTTGCGATGGCGATGACGCTCCCATCGCTCACGGTCGCCACGTTGGAATTGCTTGATGACCACGCCACAACTTTGTTGGTCGCGTTGGTCGGCGCGACGGTCGCGGTTAATGTTTCCGAACCGCCGACGCTCAGGGAAAGATTGCTTTCATTGAGCGTCACGCCCGTAACGGATACGGTGGTCGCTCCGCCGTCATCGCCTCCGCAAGCCGCCAATGAGAACCCAATCGCCAAAATCAATGCTAAAACTTTGAACGCTTTTTTCATTGAACACTCCTTAATTATATTATTCATGAATAAAATAGTTCGTCATGAGTAAAATTCACGCGGTTTTGGTTTTTCTCCTTAACGCCCACCGCGCAAATCCAAATAAGGCAATAAATACTATGCCTATGGTAATTATAATGTACGTCAGGCATAGTTTGTCAACCCCCGTAAACGGCTTACAATTGCCTAACAAGTGGAAAAATGGCGCACCTCCAAAAAATCCTAGTTCAAAATTTGAAGAAGCACCGCCGAAAATGCGGATTGACGCAAGCTCAACTGGCCGAGAAGGTTGGCGTGTCCACTCATCACATAGGAATGATTGAGCTCTCCAGAAATTACCCAACCTTGGAATTGGTGGAGCGAATCGCCGCCGCCCTGAAGGTGAAGCCCCATGAATTATTCATTGATTCAATCTCTCCAAATGAGGAACTGGAGCGACTGCGATTTGAAATCAAGGGTGATTTGAAGCAAATGCTCGATGAGTTTTTGTTGGCTCTCAAAGGATAATATTTGAAAAGTTGTGGCCGCCCTCTCTGAAACTGTAGTAGCTTTTTTTGGTTATTATTAAATGGTCTATGACGTGTATTCCCAATATGTTTCCAGCTTTTATTATTCTGTCCGTGAGTTCTGAATCTTCAAGTGAGGGAAATAATTCTCCCGATGGGTGGTTGTGCGCGATGACCACCGCCACTGCGTTGTCCCTTATCGCGTGCTTGAAAACCTCGCGAGGGTGCGCCATTGTTTTATTCGCGAGTCCAATCGTCGATATGTAAACGCCGATGATTTCATGCGCTCCGTCCAGCGTTAATACAATGAATAATTCTTGGCTCGACTTGGCGTACCTCTTCGTGAAGTTCCAAATGTCTATTGGTCTTTTAATTTTTATTTTCTTTCGCAATTTTCTGGTTGAAATTATCTGATAAGTCATTTTCGCTCCAATGAATTGGGGCTGTCCAAGAAGCGACTCCTGAACAGCCCCATGAAGGTCAGCGCAATTCGTTACTGCGCTTCAGCAAAACGAAATTTCCATCCGCGAGGGTGAATAAAACGAACAATTGACGCTCAATTTTCTTCCCATCCTTCGCAATGGTTTTCGAGGAGAGCTTCCAATCGGTGAAAACGAACTTTTCAACGCTCGAATCGCCGATGACGAAATCTTTGATGGATTTGCACAAAGAAAGATTTTTGTCTTTGCAAATCCAACGCATTTCGGTTTTATCAAAAAACCTCGCACCTCCTTTTTCGATTTTGTTTTTCTGTGTCTCTGCCTTTGCCATTTTGTGGCCTCCTAAAAATAATTTGCCGCTTCATGCGAAGCGGTTATCAAAATAATTCTCCTTGAGCGCAATTGCTCGAGGGATTTATTTTAATTTCTTCCATTTCTCTTGAACTCCGCAATCGGAAGTTCATTCCTGCCAAGTAGTAACCAATTGTTTCCCTCTCCCAAAATATTTCATTGGACAAAGAATTTCCGCAGATGATTACCGCTGGTGCGCCCAACAAACTGAGTTGAATGAATGTCATTCTGGCGCACCTAGCGTCAATGTCAGTTCCAACGAAGAACGCGTTTCGCTGATAATTGAATCCGCGCTCTTTCATTGCCATCGCGCCAGCGATTAACAACCCGCCCGCTCCGCAACAAGGGTCGCAAACTTTACAAATTTTGCTTTTAGGAAATTCATCGCCGCCAATTATCATTTCAGCCATCATTTGTGACACATGATAGGGCGTGAAAAATTGCGCCGTTTTTGAATTGGTCAAGTTGGCGGTTGTGAATATATCACCTAAAAAATCCCGCGCCTTTTCCTCGAGCGCATTTATGGTTATCTCAAATAATTGCTGGTGCTTTCTCAGTTCTTCGCTTGAGTAATGCTTTGCGATTTCTTTGTATTCATTTTCCACACCATCGTCTTTTTTCCACGAGTAGAGCGCGGCGGCGGTCATAATCAGCCAATCGGAAAAAATCTCATGAGTGCTTTTTGACGGTTTAATGCCCTCAAGAATTTTTATGAATTCTTCTTTACTGTTTGGCATTTTCATCGTCCTCAATGAATGGCTCAGTCATCGCGCTGTTGGGTGAATATTCCTTCTCGCTTTCCTCGTCCACTTTGAAGTCTGGACGGAACTCAACGTGCTCGGCTTCGACGATTAAGCGCGGAATGAAAATCTTGTGCTCCGAGTAGTAAATTGAAATTTGCTTGAGTCTTCCAACCGCTCTCACTCCGCGCCCCTTGTGAATGTGAATTTTGCAACTCTCAGCGAGCTTTCCATGCGCCTCGATGGTGATTGGCGTTTGTTCGTTCTCAATGCTTCCGCCGACGTTCAAGAAGCGATTCGAGCAAATTGTGAATCTGCAAACGGATTCGCTCTCAAACTTCGCGCTCATCGTCGCGGTTCCTTCGATTAAAACTGAATTTAAATTGTTCATTTTCCTTCTCCTTTCAAAAACTCGTCGATGGCTTTTGCGTATTCAGGGCGACACCTCTCTAAATCCTCAAATGTGTCGAGGTATTCAACTCCGTTATCATCGCAAACATCGAAGTCGCCACCTGAATAAAAAACTACGATTGCGTAGTTGTCTTCGAACTTAAATACCGTTGCGTTTGTTTTATTCATTTTGTCACCACCTTCGCATTCTCGAGCGCTGAGATGAGCCACCGAGAGTCTTTCTTTTCAACGCCCTCAGCGTACGCGCACTTGATTAAATCAATCACATCGTCCATTACTACTGGCCTGTTTTTGTTGTTCGTCACCGATTGAAGCACCAAAACAATTTCGCTTAATTTTTTCATTGTCATTTTCTTTCTCCTTAAAATAAGGGGAGCGATTTGCTCCCCTCGCAAATTACTCCACGTCGCAATAATCCATCATCATTGCGAGTGCCTCATGGTAGGATTTAGCAGTCGTCGTGATTTTCGTCACCAACTCCTTGGCTTCCTCTCCCTGTCCAGCTTTCTTCAATGCTCTTGAGCAAATGCCCATGAGATTGAACACGTTGCCGTCTTCACCAATCAATTTCACGATTGGTTTTTTCTTCTCAGTGCTTTCCATTTTTCTTCTCCTTGAAAGTTTTGCGTTACGCGCAAATAATTTCGCATAACGCATTATTGATTTTATTTTATAAAACCGCCGAGAGTCCGTACACTCTTTTTTAAAACTTTTTTAGAGAAAATTTTCGATGAATTATTTCTGTTCGAGGTTTGTCCGCATTGAATTGGTTTCAAGCGGTTGGGTTTGGCGTTGGTTTTCTCTTCTGGGTTCAATTCTGGGCTCTCTGGGAGCCTCCAGAATGAGAATTTTCATCGGCGAGCGTTACGCGCCATGAGATATTTTAAAAAATTCAAAAATTTAACCAACATTTTTCAAAATGAGGGCTGAATTCATCGGCTATTCCGTTTCGCCGCTCTGAATCGCTATTTTATCTTCCCACTCATTCGTTTCCTCATTGAAAACTTGATTCGCGTGTCGCGGTGTCTTTTCGGTGTAATCATCGCCAATCTCATCATCATCGTAAAACCAATGACTCTCAAAGGTTTGTTTGTTGAACATTAATTTCATTCGTCACCTCCTATTGCCCCAAGAAGAAAATATTAACGTAACCAGCGGCTGAATCTCCCAATGAACGATTCCAACCTGGTGCGCCGCCTCCGCCTCCGCCTGGGCCAGAGTACTGCGAGCCCGAGCTCGCCGATGTGTATGAGGAGCCTCCACCACCCGCGCCGTATCCCAGCACCCCACTGCCTCCTCTCGCGGCGATTGCGGCGGTGCTTCCATTTATCGCGGAGGCGACACCTGCGCCGCCTCCGTTGCCTCCAGCCCCTCCAGCGGCTGGAAATACCTTTATTGAATTATCATTGCTGAATAATTGGCCACGGCCATTTTCTCCATTGCCATTCAACGCCGTGAAATTACTCGAGGCTCCGCCCATGTCCAGAGAACCTCTGCCACCTGAACCAACGACGCTTGAGCCATTGCCTCCATCACCGCCATCGCCGCTCCTTATTCTTTCCGTTTTGTAAATTTGAGAACCGCTCACGATGTAAGATTCTTCTCCAGCACCAGAGCCGCCGCCTCCGCCGTGGCCAGTAGCACTGCTGTTGGTGGAGACCCCACCTGAGCCGCCCATGAATCCATTGCCGCCGACGTGAACTAAAATCGCTCCGCCGAAGTGATAGAACACTCCGCTTATGGAGTTGTAAGTTGATGGAGTTCCGCCGCCTCCAGCCGCGTTAGCTGTCGCGCTCGTTCCAGCGCCATTCCCAGAGCCTGATTTCATTTCAAATCTGTACCAACCTGGATTTTGATGAGTCACCTCGTGCGCCCTCACGTTATTCGTATAAACTTGTGTTCCGCCAGAATTCGGCGGAGTGACGCTCGCCACATTATTCAATATGTTATTCATTTGAACCCCCATTATTCCATTGTTGTCCGCGCTCCTGACGGCTTTTATTATCGCTCTTTGGTACTTCCCACTCACCAATTTGTAATGGCCATTCAAGTTGTCAAACCAATCTGGCACATCCGCGCTGGCTCTGAATTCAACGACGTTGCTTGAATTGAAAAAAGCGTAGATGTAAAACATGCTGTTTCCCATTGATGCGATGTTAGACACGCTTTCGTCAGCGGTTACTTTTATTAAATTGCCAAGGTACTCAAAAATGCTTCCAGCGGCGATTTTATTGCTTCTGAAATTTATATTCGTGAAGCCAACCATGCTCGCGTACAAGACTGTATTCTGTCGTTGGTAGCCAGTGGTGACTCCGCTCGGCACATTGTCTGGATTGCTTATTACTTCCGTCATTTAACAATTAGTACGAAGAATTAAAATTCTTCCAAAGTTAAAATGTCTTGCGCTGGGTTTATCTCGGTGATGATGTACTTTGTTTTATTGCTGAACCGCCTGCCATTCACGCTCAAATCAATTACCACCGTGTCGAGCAATTCCATCTGCGACGCGTCAATTCCAATTGGCAATTTTATTTTTTGCTTCAGAAATGAATACCTGTCACTCAATAGTTTTCCAAAATTTCTAACGTCATTCTCATACCTTAAATTGGTTTTAAACGATTGTTGCACATTTCTTTTGTATTTCTTCTTCGCTTCATATTCATTTCCATTGAATAAAAGAAAACTTGGCTCTGAACTCATATTTGCGCTATTATTTGGCGCGTATTCAATGACGCATGAGGAAAAGTAATTTTCTTGAGATTTGCTGTAATCCTTTTCAGGCGGCTTCGTTATCATTTTGGGCGACACGCGATGGGTTCCGTAAGTCTCTCCGTACTTCCTGATGGTGAACCTGTCATCTGGCTTCTGCAACAGGTAGGCCATGTCATTCGCCAGTAAATCTTGAATCGCTTTCTTTATGCTTCCAGATGTTATCAGAAAATTCACTCGAGAGGAGCTGTTTTTATATCCGTCTGTTTCATTGATGTCCCAATAAGTGGAGTAGTAGGGCAAATTCGCCCTCGTCATTAAGTCAATGATGATGTCGCCCATTTTATCAGTTGAATGCCCTCTGATGTAAGCTGAATCTGGCTTTGAGTCCGTTGGAACGGTTATTACGTTGTTGCTTAGCCGTCCAGTCACGTCAATTTCATTGCCATCTTTGTCAATCAATTTGTAGAGCGTCGTTATTTTCTCAGCGGCGCAGTAATGCGCGTCATCAATTTTCATCAACTTAACCCAACCGTAGCCGTAGAGCAAGGGCAACGATTTTCCAACGGTGGAATCATCAACGGTCAATCCAGCAAATGCGTTGCTTTCTATGATTTTGCAAACTGGATTGTCCAAGGAATTAAATTTATCGGCGACGTTGATTTGATAACCGTCAAAGCTCGTGAAAACGGAATCAATGAGTCCGCTCCTTATCCTCTTGAAATCATTGTAAGTTGGAACGTCAACTGTGCTTTTCTTGAGGCTCAGCGGAGTGTTGAATAAAATCCAGTAATCATCATCGTCAAAGTAGCCGTCATTGTTCATCAAGTTGACTGAAAATCCTTGATTCAAGGAAACTCCGTTGAAATTATCCGACAGCTTGACCGTGAAGCTGGGCAACTGCAATCTCGTTTGCGCGATGTCCAATCCCAATTGAATGTTCGATGGCTCAGACGGATTTATAACTGAGGACGTGAACATCTCCAATTCCCTGTACGAAGTTTCAGGGGTGTTGTAAAACCAATATTGGAGAGGAATGTTAACCAAGATTATTCCGTTGTCATTGTGCATTGAGTACTCAATGGAGGTGAGGCTTTCCAAATTGACGTGTTGCAAGTAGTGCCCATCGTAGTACAATTCCAAATCATTTCCTCGATAATTATCCATGTTGCCGCCGAATGCCGTCACCCAATAGCTGTTTTCATCTGGGACTCTGATGTCGATTTCAAATATCTGAAAATTTTTAATTCTGTTGGTTCTAACAGGCACGATTTGCGTGTCCTTTTCCCTTGATATTTCAACTAAGAAGTTTATCATTTAAAACCTCTCCTCGAGCTCCCAACGCCGAGAGTACAGGTACTTGCGCACTCCACCCTCGAAGCTCATTTGCCCTTGATTTCTCTCAGTTGCGTAAAATTTATCGAATGGCAATTTATAAGATTCATCGGTTAAGTCTATGAAAAATGGGTAACCCCTTCCAATATAATTAAACCCATTTTGTATTTCGCTCATCGCAAAATCATCAATTTTATATCTGCTGTCAAGTGAAATGAATTTATAATTGTAGCCGCCAGCCCCTTGAATTGTTTGTCCAGATAATGTCACTCTCGGCTCCGACGTGGAGTGGAATGCTGGTTCCTTCGGCACTGAAGTTGGGATGTGAACTCCCATTCCCGCACCAATCCTTCCAATGTGAATTGCGTCGGTGCGGATTGTCATTCTCGACGCTAAAATCGTTTTGTTCATAACGTACAAACCGTTCGCGGTGTACCTGAAAGAGAAAACGGTGTTTCTCACATCATTGAATTCAACGGTGAAATTCGCCAGACCAGCGTCTTGTCCATTTATTGAATTTGTGAAGGCCGTATTTGCAAGGCCGCCGTTCAATTCCTCAATGTAAATCGCGTCCGCTCTGTCGCCATCGTAGATTTTTACCTCATCGAATTTCGCGTTTCCAACGCCGATGGAGTTTATTCTTCTCGGCTCATTGAAATTGATTGTTATTGGGCTGTCAACATTCGTCACTTCGCTCAGCATTGGAGATTTAACCGCGTCTTCCGCGTCTGAGTTTTGAATTACATCATTGAATAAAATACGCATTTCTAATTCCTTTATAAATTTCCAGCCAGAGCAAGAGTGTAGAGCTCTCCAGCCTTGGCTTGTTTGTTTATGATGTTGCTGAAAACTTGACCATCGAAGACGAAATTAAAGTTGAAGCTCTCCCTGTCATTTCCCACTTGTCCCCTCGGCGTTACGCTCACCTCTTCGCCCTTATTCACTCTCAACAAACCACCGTCAACGCCAGATGAGTTTGGAACTATGAATCTTCCACCAGTCTCCGCGCTCGGTATCGGCGTGGATAATATTTTTATTTGTTGCGCGATGCCAGCGGCTAAAACGCTTCCAGCGGCGAGGAAGTTGAGAGGATACGGAACGGACGCTAACGCTTTCGTGAACGCCAACATTGAATTTATCGCCGCTTCCGCAGACGCTAACCCTTTGGCGAAGATGGCCGCGTCCCTGTTCTTCTCTCCAGCAACTTCCATTAATTGCCCTAATCCATTGAAGAAACCAGAAAAAACGGACAGTCTTTCTTCCAATAGTTTTTGCTCGTAATCGGCTAAATCTTTTTGGGCGCTTTTAATGGCTTCATTGGCGGCGATTTCAATGGCGACTCTTTCATTGGCTCCCTCAGAGTACATGTCCAATAAAATTTGCTTTTGCTCTTCCAAGAATGAAATTCGTTCCTCGAAGTTATCAGTCTCCAGCGAGGCTCTTTGTTGCAGAAATTTCGTGACCGCTTCCACTTGCTGATTCTGCGCTTGCTGTTCAGTCAACGCTATCGCATTCAATCTGTCCTTCAATGAAGAGAGCTCCAACTCTTTTCTTTCATTCGCGGCTTTGGCGACGATTCCAGTTTTCGTGTCCTGAACTCTTTGAACTTCCGCTATTTCAGCGTTTCCCAATTCGGCGTTTTGCCTTAATTCCTCTCCACCTTGTTTTCTCTGCGCTTCCAGCGCGTCTCGCCTCGCCTGAGCCTCAGCGTCTATGTTAGCCAGTTTGCTTTTCAGAGCGAGCTCAGTCGCGTCTTGCTCATCCTTGGCGGCTTGTATGGCGGCGGCTGAGGAGTTCTTCGCCTCTTGCGTCGCTTGCTTGAATCCGTTTGAAAAACCTCTGACGGCTTCCGACGCTTTTTGGAATCCTTCGCCAACTCCAGGAATCTTGCCGAGCACGTCCAACAATTTCGCCACCGCGCCCAATACGTTCGTCACCACTATTTCAGCCAGAGACAGAAAACCAATCTTCACTGAATTGACGGCGGTGATGAATTTTTCCTTTATTTGAGAGGCGAACACTTTGAAGAAATACTCCAACCGCCCAATTCCCTGACTGATGTACGTCTGAACGGTGTCCCAATTTTTAACGAGGTAAATCAATGCTGGTATTAAAACGGCGGTTACGACTACGGCTATCGCTCCTATTGGATTGGCGGCTATGGCGGCGTTAAGAGCTTTGAAGGCGGTCGCCATCGCTTGAATCGCCTGAGCTCCCTTGGTCACGACTAAAAACGCGGTCAATCCAGCGGTTACTCCAGCGAGTGTGTAGCCAACCACGCTCAGTATTTTTTCCCAATCATCGACGCTCGCTATGAAGTCGGCGATTTTATTTATTGCTTGCGTGGAGCCAGGCAATAATTTGCTGGTGAGCTCAGTGCTCACTCCAGTCAATGCGGCCTTCAATCTCGCTTGAGCGTCCAAGAACGCTTCCGAGTTCGCCGCCGCTTCATTGGAGATTACTCCGTACTTCTGCGCCTCCTCCCTCAGAGCCGCTATTCCCTCGGCTCCAGCCTCAGCCATCAGAACCATTTCTTGCCCTGATTTCCCAAACGCGGCGGTCGCCAATTCCGCTTTCGCCAATTCATTGGGCGCTTTCTTTATAGCGTCCATCAAGAGCATGAACGCTTGCTCATTGTTCTTCGCGCTCTGAACTTGAGTCAGCAGTTGAGCGTCGTTATCCTTTAGGTACTTCGTCAAGTTGCCTGTGCCGTTCTTCACATCGTTCAAAGTGGTGTTCAACTTCAATAAATGTCCGTTGATGTCCTTGACTCCGCTCATCTTCGCCGCGTAATCCAACTCCTGAAATTGCTCAGCCGTCATTCCAACCAACCGAGATGATTTGGCGAATTGGTCACCCATCTCAGCGGTCTTCTGAGTCATGGCGGCGACTGCGGCGATTCCAGCGCCTATGGCGGCGTAGCAAGCGAGAGCGGCTTTCTCAGCGGCTTTCATTAAATCGTTTTGAGCTTGTTGAACGTCGCTCGTTTCCTTCACCTTATCTTTTAATTTCTGCTGTTCATCTCTCAGCTTTTTAATCGCTTCGCTGTTTGGGTCTAAACCAGACTTGATGAGTCTTTCTATTTCCTTTTGATATTCATTCGCCGATTGCTTCATGGCGGCGGTTTCGCCTCTGGTTCCAGTCAAACTCGTTTGCAAGAGCTTTTGTTTGTCTATGAATGAATCAACATTTTTCGTTTGGAACGATTCGGAAAATTTTTCTATTTTAGCTCGCGTTTCCTCTGAGGAACTCGCCAATTCGTTGAATGCTTTTGAGGCTTTGTCAAAGTCGGCGTTTATTTTTAAAGTCAAATCCATTGTATTTATTTAGTTTGGATTCCCTTGCTCATTAAGTAATTCTGATACTCGTTCTCCAACTTGAAAAAAGTTTTATGCAAGTAAACCAACCAGCGCGGCATTTCAGTCCAATTCTTGTATGGAAATCCGAATTGCTTATTGTTTTCGTAAATGTTCAAGTAGTAATTGAATTCTCCGTTTATGTACTTGCCGATTTTGTTGTCTGGGATTGTTTTTTCTTCATTGAAGATTGAAACGGGGTAGGGGTCTGATGGCGTTGTGGCTTTGTAATTTTTTGGCACATCAGCCCCATCCAATTTCCTGTAACCCATCAGATGGAGCTTGTACCCGAGTTTTAAATTTTTTTTTCTTCGATTGTGAATTCATCCTCAATCTTGGCGTAGGTGAACAACTCCTGAGCGATTCTTTGAACCGCTTCTTGTGGCAATTCGAGAAAATCCCTCACCGTCTTTATTTCCTTGTCATTGAAAATGAGGTTTTCGAAGCTCTCCACGCATTCTTTCAAGAACAATTCGTAGTTGATTCTATTCGCGGTGATGTTGTCAACCAAGGAATTGATGATGTGCTCCACGAGTTTTTCCTTCGCCTTCAAGGAATTGTCGAAGTTTTTCACGATGGAGGAATCCAAAACATTTTTTTGGTTCGCGTATGGAAAAACTTCGTCCAGAAATGGGAACCTGCTGAAAATTACTTTGGCGGGATTCTCGCTCTTGTCATTGCCAAATGATTTGAAGATGTATTCCCTGTCCTTTTGCTTAACGCTCCTGAGTATTGCCATTTTAGCCTCCTTGCTTTGTTACGCCGTCACTGGAACCTTGTAAACGATTGGTTTGCCCTCTCCCTTGCTGAAACTCAAATCCTTATTTTGCGGGTCGGCGTTGCCGAGGGAAATGCTCATTGAAGTGATGTTTATCGGAACGAACAACCAATTCTCAGTCGTTCCAGCTTTTCCCTCTGAGTTCAATAATGTCAGGAGATAAATTTGATTGTCTGTTCTTGGGTGCAATATGTAAGTGCCGTCTCCCTTGTCCTCCACGATGTCCAAGAAACGATTCACGATTATGTCCGTAACATTGTCGAAGTCTTGGGTTTCGTCATCGTAGCGGAACAATCCAGCGAGCGAACCAGAAATTGAAAGAATGCCGTCGCTTATCGTAGCTCCAGGGTCGCAATCATCGCCCACGTCTACCGAGCCCATAGAGAACTCAAAAGATGCATTTGTTTTACAAAATCGCTCCTCCATGATGGCGAACAACCTGTCACCATTGACGAGCGTGATTTGTTGAGCTCCTGATTCTGGCGCGATGAAGAATGTTCCAGTTACCACCGGCACATTACTTCCTTCGCCCTTTTCAATGACGAAGTATTTTTGCTTCGGCGCGGTTTCATTCACTCCGTTGCCATTGACCATCGATGAGCTCTTAAAGCTGTCTATGAAGACTTGCGCTTTCTGTCCAGTAATTTTCATTTAAAACTCCTATATGCAATTAGTTAGTTGCTCTCCAACATTTCATCGCTTATCGCTTCACTTATGAAATTAGTTTTCCTCTGAAATTTAATCTCACAACTCGGACAATATTGTTTCTTCGCTTTCCTTTCGAGTTCGCCCTCTCTTCCCTCGTGCTTCTTTCTGGCTTGCTCAGTGGCGTAAACGACAATTCCCTTCATGGTTATTTAGTGGCCTCAATTTCAAATTCAACGGTGAACTTGGAACTCATTATGTTATTTGAACCCTCGACGTACTTGAAGAAATTGATTTTATTTATTCTCGCCGATAAGAACTTCCTCGCGCTGAACTGCCAAATCATCTCGCAAAAAGCTGAGGTCGCGTCTAGCATTTTGGTTTGCAAGTTGGCTGGCGCGTCGTTCCTGTGAACTAAGTAGAAAGCGACTTCCAATCTCTGAGTTTCAGAGCATGAGTCATTGAATCTGCTGAATGGAAAATCAATTTGGTCAAAGTCAATGAAGCAAATGAATGATTGTTTATATTTGTCGAAGTCCAAAAAATCATTGACGAACTCTGGATTCTTGAGATTGAATTCTTGAAGGTACTTCTCAAAGTTTTTCTCAAGGTAGTCTGTGATTTCTGTTTGTTGTTCTCTAAAATTCATATTCATTTAGTTGGAAATTTCTTGTTCCATTTTTCTTTGAAGAGCGTCAGCCAACGCCTTGAATCCCTTGCCGCCATCACCGAAGTACGAATCAGCGACGGGATAAAAGAATGGTTTGGCGGTCTGCCCACTCGATTTCACTTTCTTCCATTCGCCATTTATTTTGAACATCAGGTAATCGGCTTTTTTCGCTTCAATTCTCGTCCCCTTCTCGACGAACAGCGCGTACCAAGCGTTTGATTTTCCCATTCGCTTTCTGGTGGACAGAACTCCAGTGGTGTCGTCAATGAATTGAAAGTTTATGGAATTGGCTAGCTTGCCTGTTCTGCGCGGAGCCAATGAGCGAGCCTCAGCCGCCATTTTCTCGCCCACGTCGGAGAGAAGCTCTTTATATATATTTCCGAGCCCACTGGCAAAAATTCTTAATTTGTTTTCCAATGCTTGAGTGTCGAGAGAGGAAGTTATCATTTAAATCCTGATGAGTTTATATTTAGATATTTGGATTAAATACTTGTCGAAGTTAACGGTGTTCAAAAAGGTTCTGGTTCCGCTGTCTCCGAATGATTTGCTGGTGACACCAATGTTTCCGTCAGCCTCCGTTTGCAGAAGGGCGGCTATTCTCATAATCGTCATCTTAATTACTTCTGGCATTTCCAAATCAGCGACTAAAACGTCGTTGATGTAAATTGATTTCTCTGGATTGTACCCTAAAAAATCCGCCACCATTTCTTGCGCTGATTGTAGATAAGATTCCTGTAATTCCACATTGTCGCTGAAAACGCCAGTGTATTTTTGAAATTGCTCCGCCGTAATAATCATGAGTATTTAGTTGAAAATAAAAATGAAGCGCCCAAGTGAGAATTAAGGAGGCTTTTAATGGCAATTAAAACTTGGGCGCTCCAAAGAAAACTATCTCGTCACCAACGCGAAGAAGTTGTTTTCAAGAATCTTCGTGCCGTTGCCAAACACGGTGGCTTGGAAGTAGGTGTTCGTGTCACCAACTTTCTTTATTGGCTCGATGGTGATTTCGCTCGCCAAACCAAAACCGTAATCGCTCATTCTGCCAGCCACAGCGACGGGCTCTCCAGAATCCGTGCTCGATGGCGCGTAACCAGTCAAGAGAACTGGAACTCCCTCGATGGTTTTAGTCCTGATGAGCTCCTCTTTGTAAAGCTGAGCCACACCAACCGTGTCATCGGATTGAATCAGTGAGTAAATCGCTGAGTTCATAACGATTACCGCGTCGTCGGTGAAATCCCTAACTTTGAGAGCGAGATTAACCAAGTCTGCCATCTTCGGATTGCCAGCGGCGGCGCAAGAGACTGCCTTTGTCTTCTCGTTGATGTTGAATAAGCCGTTGATGTTTCTTCCAAGACCGTCACCGTTCACGATTCCTTTGGCGAAAGCGTCGGCGAAAGCGTCTCCGAATATTTCGGGAAGCTCAGAGTCGAAGTTCACGGTTCCCAATGTGAGGGCTTCCGCGCTGATTGGGAGAATCGAGACGTAAGCGTAGGGGGTGATTGTTTTGGTTCCGAGAGCCGCTTGGTCATCACTCGCAATGCCGCTCGCTCCTTCGGCGAAGTTGCCCGGAGTGGCGAGAGTCGGAGACCAAACTGGAATGTTGGTTGAAGCATTGGCTCCGTAGAAGTACCTGACCAGCTTGAGAATTTCTTTCTTTCTTGAGAGCTCTTTGGCGAGTTCCTTAATCTGATTTATCGCTCCAGTTCCGCTGAGGGTGATGGCGCGTTTTTCAATCAACGCTTTCTGAATGTCGGCGACTGCGGTTCTCGATTCGCCAACGGGTACGTTCGCCTGAGCGATTTTCTGCTCGAGTTCCCTCTTTTGAGTTTTCAAAGTTTCGAGTTGCGACTTCGCTTCATCGCCCTTGATTGAACCGTCTTTGATTTTGTCGCTCAGAGTCCTGAGCTCAATGTCGATTTTTAAAAGTTGTTCGTTCATTTTTCTTTCCTTTTAGTTTACTAAGCCAATTCAGCTTCTATCTGAAGCAGGATTCCTGAGCAGTCTTCCGCTGGATTTGAAAGAGTGTCTACTTTTTGCTGAGTGCCTTCTGGCGGCTCAACTTCGACGGCTTTTCCATCACCTAAAATATTTCTCAAAGAATCAATGGTCTGTTTCACAATTAGCTTGTCATTATCGTCCAAGCTGTCCTTTTCCAACGCTTCATTCAACTTCTCAGCGTCGATGTTCAATTCCTGCAATTTCCTCAAGTGCGTGACTGAGGTGGTTTCAGGATAAGCTGGGAATATAACTCCAAAGCTGACCTCATGCAATTTAACTTCCTTCAATGTTCTCAATTTTCCACCGTTGGAGTCTTCCCACTTCACGGGCGTGAATCCGAATGACATGGTTTTAACGTCGCCTCTGTTTATGATTTCAAATAAATCGGCGGCGTAGGTTGTGTTGGGCAATTCACAGCGGGCTATCAATCCAGAGTCTGAATTTTCCAATTGAAGCGTCCCAGATTTAGTGCTTCCAAGAACGCAATTATCGTTATGATTCCAAAGAGCTCTGATTTCGCTTCCGTCCATGAGTGTTTTATTGAACGCTGATTTATCAATCACCTCAACGGTTCCCCACATCTCAACTGAGCGAGAGTCGTATGGTATGATTCCCTCGACCATCTTCTTGCCCTCGCTGTCGCTGGAGCGGACTTCAATGTCTTTGAATGTTATGCTTCGTTTTTCTTTAAAATTATTTTTCATGCTATTTCCTTGCTAATTAGTTGTTTCTCTCTACGAATAATCCATGAATTTTTTATTGCTAAACAATGCTCAGGTGTTTTCGGTTTTCTCATTTTGTCCTTGGTGTATTCTGATAATTTTATTCCCTTTCTTTTTTCACTGATTTTCTTTTTTGTTTCATAGGATAGAGATTTGTTTCTCATTTTATTTTTAGTTTCTTCTGATAATTTCTTTCCTTTTTGTAATAAGCTTATTTTTTGCTTTGTTTCTTCATCGCGCTTTTTTCCTTTATTTGCTATGCTTATTTTTCTTTTAGTTTCCTCTGAAGGTTTTTTGCTACCACCAAGTCCACCTGTTGCAATATTGTATTCTGGTTTATAATGAGCTATGTAATCAATTTCCAGTTCGTCTAATTCTTTTTGGTTCCATGCCCAAGCAAGAGGATAACAAATGAAATTTTCTTTTCCGTATTTTTGAATGGCAAAATTTAATAATTTTCCACTTCCAAAATATTTGTTATCCCAATCTTTTGATTTATGTTGTCCGATGTATCTCTTATTATTCAGCTTATTTGTAGTTATATAAACATAACCAAAAGTTTCCATTATTCATTTAGTTGATTTTATTTTCTTGAAGCAATTGCTTGATTCTATTCATGCAATCCTTGTAATTTTCAGCGTCCTTGATTTCTTCGTCTTTGGTTTCATTCACCGCAGTCCACCACAATTGTTGGTTGTGAATTATGAAATCATTAGCAGACCACTCTATGGCTTCGTGATTGAACCCCAACTTTATGTACTCCAACAGAGCGTACATTCTGCTCAAGATTGGAGCTTCGGAGTAAATCAAAGACAATAGAGAAAACTTTCTGTTTTTTTGAACTTCTTTGACTAAGACTTCAATTTTCGGTTTGAACCACTTGGAATTATTCTTGCTCAAGGCGATTACGAAGTTGGCGATGAGCCCAGCCGCGATTATAATTTTTTCTACGTTTTCCAAGACTACTTCCATGTTTCCCTCATTTATATAGTCTTCCTATCCGCAAATATTTTATCTTGCGCTACATTCGCGCCGAAGTACCCAAGCACAGCCCACGCCAAATTTTGAACCAAAGGCAACCATTCAATTTTATTCGTGAAAACTATTGCGGTTATCGTAAACACAACCCATATCAAGAGCAAGTTTTTTATTGACTTTAATTTCTTAAACATTATTCTACTTCGTGTACCTAATCCAAATATCAAATGGAGCATTGCTTCTCGCCGACGAGGATAATGTCGAAAAAATAAGATTTCCCCTATACAAACCACTGGAGTACCCAGGAATGGCAGTGTACAATGTCATGTAATTATAATTATCATAGCTCCATTCTCCTCCGCTCTGGATAATTCTATTGATTGCAGGATTCGGCGTTAATGCATTATCAACTCTAGTGGCGGCGTTGCCTGTGGTGGTTCCAGTGTATCTCCTTCCATAAGTGCCATCACCGAAGCTGTATTCAGTTCCCACCGCCCACAAATGAGGGCTATTGACGAGAGAAGGATTCACTATGTTAGCTTGAATTAAATCATTCACTTCCGTTTTCGTATAAGTGTTTGCTTTGTCAGCTTTTTTATCCAACAAATAATCAACTTCGTCTTTCGTGTAGTAATTGGACAAGTCTATATTAAATCTTCCTATGAATTCCCACGAGCCATTCACAACGGCGTAAATTGTCGTTACTCCATTGAAGTTTTCGTCTTCCTCAACGATGTAAGCGGTTCCATCGAGTAAATTCGAGGGGTCTGGCAAATCAACGAAAGTGTCAACGCTCCCTTTTATGGAAACTATATCGATGTTTTCAATTGCTTCCCTCAATCCAGTTATTTCAACGCTAATGTTTTCCACGTCGGATTTTATTCCATCAATGCCATGAGCGTCTGCGTCATTGCCGATGTGATTATTCAAATCAACTTTTATTCCATCAATGCCATGAGCGTCAATGTCATTGTCAATGTGATTATTAAGATTAGCGTTTGCGGTTGTCAAATCAATTTCAATGACATCTATTTTGTCATTTAATTCTGATTCCACATCGCTTATTTTGTCATTTAATTCTGATTCCACACCACTGATTTTATCATTCACTTCCGATTTAAGAACATCAATGCCATGAGCGTCTGCGTTACCAATGTGGTCGCTCAGATTATTACTTGTGATTGTTAAATTACCATTCGTGGTGTTCAAATCAGTTTTTATCTCGTCTATGCCGTGAGCGTTTTCATTGTTATTTGCATGATTCGTGAGATTGGTGTTTGTTGCGGTTAAATTTGATTTAATGACATCAACGCCATGAGCGTCAACGCTGTTATCCGTATGGTTTCTCAAATCACCGTTAGCGGCGTTAATTTTTCCATTCAAATCGGATTCAACACTATCAATTTTATCTTTAATGTTGTTTATTCCATGCGCTGAGGTGTTATTATTTATGTGAAGTGTTAAATTTCGATACACATTGGCGAAGTTTGTTTCCAATTCATTGATGTCCGTTTTCATTACGTCCACGCCGTGAGCGTTGGTCGTGTTGCTAATGTGGTTGTCAATCTTCGCGTTTGCGCCATTGAGTCCAGCGGCAATGCTGTTCTTAATCGAGTCCACTCCATGAGCGTCGGCGGTGTTGTTGATGTGATTCATAAATTGGCTGTAAGTAACGTCGCTCGCTGAAAAATAATCCAAGCCGTTCCAATTTTTAACGCCGTCGCCAATTTTAATTTTTTTATCGCCGTTCGTTAGGGTTTCCACTCCAAATTCACCGTCACTCAAAACGGGATTGAATGAAGCCCAATTAGCGGTTGTGTCTCTTCTTATTTGAATTCTAGCTATCATGCATTACTCCTTGTCATCACCTAAATTTGAATGATTCCCAATTGTGTTGGGACTGTCCGTGTTTAATAATTGCTGAGCCTTGAGCTTCGCGCTCGCCATGTAAGCGTCTATGACATCTTTGCGAAGTGGCATTAAATTCGCCGGAACAAACAATGTGTCTCCAGCTTCGACCTCAGACAAATTTTCTTTTCGCCTGATTTCATTAGTCGTCAAGAATCCATTCATGAATTGCTTGCTGTAAGCGTCAATTCGGGTCGTCAAAGAAGTCTTGAGCAAGTTATTGTAGGAATACTCAAATTGAATTCGCCCCCTGTCCCCAATTGGAATCAGTTTGTTTATGCTCTGCTCGAATTGCAATGCGATGGGTTTGATGGCGTTCTCAATGAATAAGGTGTAGAGGCTCTCCAAATCCTTTTCTTTCTCGCCGCCAGTTAACAACGCCAATGGAACGCCGAATAACTTTGAAATTTCCTTTTCTTGGAATTGCCTGTTTTCAACGAGTTGGTTGGCTCTGTTGTCCTTGTAGTCGGTTTCAATTTTGTCGTATTCAATCTTGCCTGATTTTATCAGCGGCTTTCCAGCGTTTTTTATTCCGGTGTAGTTGCTTAAAAATTTATTTCTTAGAGTTTGTATTTGCTCTTCCGTTGCGTTTGGGAATTCCTTCGTGATGTCTATGACCAGCCTGTTCCCGACGCTGTTGCTGAACGAATTATTCAAGAAAACATCCAACTCCGTTGTGTTGGTGAATATCTGACTGCATTGAGAAAATATGGATTTTCCCTTGAGTCCATCGTATCCGTAGCGGCTGGGAATGTGAAAAATCTTTTCAGATGTGTATTCAACTCCCTTGTAAATGAATGTTTTCTGATTGTAAAAGTTTCTTGATACTCTCACTTCATTTGGGTTCAATCGGAAAAGCGCGACTATTTCGCCCTTGTCGTTGTCGTACTTGTACCAGTAGACATTGCCATTGAAGTAATCTTTGACGCTGTTGTAGAAAAATTGAAATTTTGTCTCGTCGTAGTTTGGGTTATTCAACAGTTCATGCAAACCGTAGTCTTTCAATATCTTCTTGTCTGATTTGACGAAGAAATCGCCCTGCAAGTTTGCGAACGCCGAGGCGATTAAATCAATGGCGGCGAATGAGGTTGCGTCTTGCCCCAGATGGGTGTCGAAGGACGAAGAAAAAACCGTGTTTATATTTGTTGATGGATTGGCTCGTCTCTTAAAGAAATCAAAGAATTTCATATTCATTTAGTTAGTTGTCCGCTCAGAAGAGTTTGAGAACATCATCAAAATTAGTATTCGTTGGCTTCGAGCCTTTATTTGCAATGCAACGACTCACCGACATGATGGAGGTGATTACGGAGTCAATTCTCTTCGTGGAGCTCTTGTATTCCTTCAAAGGTTTGTAATTGTTGTTCACATCGGCCTTAATGACGGCGTTTGAAATCATCCACTTGGCGACTGGATTTGGGTCAATTATTTTATCATCGTAAATCAGCCGCTCGAAATCCTTGGTTGGCGCGGCCATGCTCTTCAAAGATTGGTCAAATTGCACGAGCAGGGTCTTAGGAATGAGCTCGTCCAGCGATTCAATGAGCTTGTTGGCTTGCCATTTGTCGTAAGCCAACTCCGTGATGTTGAAGCGCTCATTGTCCTTCACGATGTCAGCCTTTATGAAATCATAATCCACGGTCGCTCCTGGAGTCGCGGTGACGATTCCTCTCTGCACCCACTCCGCGATGTTTATATTTTCAACTCTGTATTTCTCCTTTACTTGCTCCGATGGAATGTAAAACTTATGGAATAAGTAAAACAACCCGTCCCTCTCAAAGCACTTCGTGTAGGCGGTGAAATCATTTATCGACGACAAGTCGAGTCCAGCGCAACAATTTTGATTTTCAAAGAGTTCCTCGCCCATTATGTGATTTCTCACTTTGGTGTCCCACTTCACCAATGGAATCCAATTTGATGTGTCGTTGCTCCATATTCCGCAAGTCTTCGCCTTGAAATCTTGCTGGTGCGATGGAGTGATGAGAGCGTCTTGCAAGTCTTGCTCCAAAATATCCTGCGTTACTATTGCGCTCAAAGATGGATTCGCCTTGATGAAATTCTTGTTGTCCTTCCAATCGTCTCCGTCATCGTAAGCGTAAATGATTGTGAAGTATGACTCGTCAGTCATCATTCCATTGAGAACTTTTCTGGCTTTCTCATTTTCAGCGAAGCAAGCTCCAGCGATGTTCGTCCCTGCGGAAGTGATTATTAGAACCAAATTATTTTTTCTTGCGCGGCCTCCGTACCTGAACGAAGTTATCACCTTGTCATTGTCGTAGGCGTGGAACTCATCGACGACTGACATTGAATTCTTGTATGAGTCAGTGCCTCTCGTTTCCGAAGAGAAAAACTGAATGAATGAATTGTCCTTGTTCTTAATTCCGCTGTCGGTTATCACTGTGTCGTAAGGATTAACCTGAAAAGACTCCAAGTATATTTGCTTGAGTTCCTGATAAGTCTTCGCTGATTGCTCTCCAGTTCTGGAGACGAAGAACGACTCGGCGGCTTTCGTTCTCTTGAAGTCGAATAAAATCATTGGGAACAACAGGGAGGTCGTTTTGCTGTTCTTGCGAGCGACTTCAACGTAGCTTGAGCGGAACCTTCTGCGCTCAGGGTCGAGTTTGTGTTTCCACCCAAACAGATTCGCGTATATGAATTTCATCCAAGGCAACAACTCCAATTTTTTGCCTATGTCTGGTATGTGAAGTTTTTCAGCGAACTCCATCACATCAACTGCGGCGAGCTCATCGAAAAAATACAGGAAGTCTTCATCACCTTGCCTCTTCAAATCACTCAAGAATCTGTTGATGGCTTTCTTGCAATGCAACCCTGAGAGAATCTTTCCGCTCTTGATGTCCTTGCAATACTGCATTACATCTTTGATGTGCTTGTTACTTGAAACCATCTTTGTCCAATTCCAATTTTGGTTTGTCTTCCATTGGAACTTTGCAAATGGCGTGGAATGTTTTTATTTGGTCGCTTCGTATCGCGTTCAAGTTCTTGTACTCATCGGAGTCGCGCTTCATTCCGCCCATGTCCTTCGTTATGAGTTGAATTGAGCTGTACAAATCTTCCTTAATTTGCTTGAGAGCGTCGCCGTCCGTTGGAAGAATGTATCCGTGCTTGCAAGGTCTGTAAGTTCCGTTGTCCAAATGTTCTTGAATCGTCTTCTTGTTTTTTCCACCGCGCATGATAATTAGTTGCTGTGTTCAAAAATGTTCAGCAGAGAGGCGGGTGACCTGGAGGACGTGATTTATGTTTTTTCAATGAATTTTTTCGGAGTAGCTAGAGGTCGTTAATAAAAATAATTATTTCTTTTCGACGCGATATAAAACCGTTGGGTCGTATCTTCCCTTGAGAATGTAATCGCCCTCGACTCTCGCCACAACCTCATTGCTCAGCCTTCCCTTGTATATGAGGTTGCCTTCAATCCTGTAGAGCACCGCTTTGGTTTGAGTGTCCACGATGTAATGAAAATAAAGTTGATACTTCACTGGATAATCGAATCTTCCCGCGTAGATGTTCTCGCCCTCAACTCTGAAAACTGGAACGCCACCAAACTTTCCTTCATAAATGTAAACCGCGCCCTCAGCGTGTGAGTCGAGAGAGAAGAGAAGGCAAATTATGAATGTGACTTTACTCTTCATTCCTCTTCCCTTAATTTAAAATTTAATTCCACTATGAATCTGCCCTCAACGAGATTCCCATTACACACTTCACCTTCCGCTCCCCAATGATGATTTAATTCACAAATCATGGGTTTGGTGCTCCAATCATCCCAATCGTCATCTTGATTCAACCAAGCAATTTTAACATCCACTTCTGGATTTTCTTTATTTTTAATTTCAGTTGTGAAACCTAGAGCAATTACGGTGGTGAAGTCAGAGAAAGTGCGATTCCATGTGGGAATGTAATCAGTCTCGAAAGTTCCGACGCGTAATTTAAAATAATATCTGTTGGTATTGTAATATCCCATTGGGTTGACGGTTCCAGGAGTGTACTGTTTCTTAAATCTTTCGCTGTAGTTAATGCTAACGAAGCAACTTATTTTTACTGTTTCCAATTCGTTCTGATTATCACCTGAGCCATCGGTGTCCGTGTCAGTGTCCGTGTCAGTGTCCGTGTCAGTGTCAACATTCGTGCCGCTGGAAATTGAATCCCATGAGGTGTCATGGTCGCACCCAAGTGAAATGAGCGCGAATGCCACCAAAAAACAAAAGATTATTTTTTTCATGTCTTTCTCCTCTATCTTGTATTATAAGAAATTAACCTGATTCCGTAAACCTCTCACGCAGGCGTTACGCGCAAATTTTAGGGTTAAAAGGCCAGGGTTTGTCATTCCAATTCTTGAACTTCCTGATGTAGACCTCCATAGCCGTCAATCTCTTGTGGCAAGCTGGGCAAACTGGAATCACATTGCTCTCATCGAAGAACAATTCCTCGTCTCCCCTCGGCGGTGTGATGTGGTGAACTTCCAAGTTCAGCGAATTTGGATGTTCTCCGCAAATGGAGCAATTCGGATATTTTTTAAGAATCTTCTTTCTGAGATTTCGCCACTGCGTCGTGTTGTACAAACCCTCATTGCTCCTGATGGCGTTTTGGAAGGGTATTTTTTCCTTCTTGTGTTTTTCACAATAAGCTGAATTTGAATCTATGAGAACGCCGCACCCCGCCTCACCGCAAATTCTCGCCTTCACGCCGCGCTCCTCTTGGCTCTCAGGAAACCAATCACATCGTTGTAGTTGTGAGTGACTATTGAAACCTTGAGGGGCTTCCAATTCTGCTCCAGCGTCGTCAGCATTCTAATCGTTTGCTCCTTGCCGTAAACCACCGCTATGTGTCCGTAGCCATTGCCCTTGTTTTTATTCCAAATAACCACATCGCCCTCCAGTGGAATGAAATCTGGCGAGTTGGGCATTTTGTCGAACCAATTGCGCATGTTGGGGTCTGAGTCGTAGCCGCTCCAAAAATCAGCCGCTCCAATTTGCTTCTTCCATTGAGGAGCTCCGTAATGAGCGTCCAACAAGTACCTAATGAATTGAACGCACTGCCCCTGCAATTTGTCGGGGTCTGGATTTGGGTACGGAACAGTCTTATCGAACCATTCCTCTGAAATTTCCCTCAGCGTCATTTTTCCTCCGATTTCCCATTTGACTTGGACAGCGCGACGCTGACCATTCCGAGAATCAATAAAAATACGGCGGTTTGAATCGCCGATAAAACCAATTGCGCAATTCCAATGAAAACCATTTTGTGCTCCTTATTGCATTTAGTTATTTCTTCCTGATTGGATACACGGGCTCAAAGCTGACGTTTTCAGGAATGTCATCGAGGTAGACGCGCATGCAAAACGCGGCTCGGTTCTCCCTGCCGTCCATCGTCCTATCCTTGCGGTGCTTCCCGTATTCGCCGTGCTCGTCTTCATTTTCAATCGCTTCGTTGATGAACTTCTTGAAATTTTCATCGTTTCCAATGAGCAAGCCCCGACCTTCAAAATCCAAAAAAAGAAAGTGGTCTGCCTTGGTGAAATACCACCATCCTGGCTTGTCGCCTCGCGCTCCGTCTTCGATTTCCAATTCAATCCAGAAGTATTTTCCCTTCTTGCCGAACCTCGCCGCCGGTTCGTAATTTTTCTTGACTTCAACCAAGCCGAGTTTGTCAGTTTCGTAATCCACGTCGATTTTCCAACAGTCTGGGCTCAGCCGCTTGTCGGCGTACCCAATGCCGCGCCGCTTGAAGTAGCCCTCGGCTAATTTCTCGACTCTCTCGCCCTTGCCCCTGTCTTCATTCCACGCCATCTCTCGCCTCTTGTCCAACTAGTTGGTGAAATTTTTAAGGTTCAAGGGATTCCAAGAAAATAAAAAAACGGCTCCATATAAATGAGCCGTTCAAGACAAGGAGGAGAATGCCGCTTAAAGACTTAAAGCGGCTTCGTTGAATTAGTTCGTTTTAAATTTTTAAGCGGTTGCGCTCCTTCGCCAACCCTCTTCAGTATTTCTTGTGCTCGCTCCACTGGAACGAAGGCGGTGATTACGTCTCCCTTCACTTTCACCTTGAAATCGTTCAGCGCGTTCAACTTATTGAAATCAACCTCTCGCAAATCAAAGAATAGCCTCCTGTGTTTAATCGCCATTCTTCACTCCTGATTTGAACAAGCAGATGATTCTCTCGATTGCGGCGAGCAAACCTAGCACCAAGAAAAACGACATCCAAGGGTGAGCGAATGCCCAACCGATAACCGTAATATTTTCCATTTGAGTCTCCTTGTGAAATTAGTTGCGTGTTTTTAGGAGACTCTTGCGACTACTTGGTTTTTCCGCCGAAGAATAAAACCCCATTCTTCTTTGAGAAATCAAAATCTATTTTTAATTCCTTAAATATTTCCTTCACCGCCATTTCATTGAACTTTTTGCCCACTCCCTTCAAGTTGTATTCAATGATTGCCGTTTCTCCAATCTTGTATATTTTACTTTTCATGTAGCTCCCAGCGTCGTAATCCACATCAATGAAAAACTTGTCTGGTGTCATCGCCTCGATGTAGTGTTCCTTGAAAACCTTGTCGTCCTTGAGTTTACTCAATAATTTTTTATTGAATGAGTTGTCATTCCTCACATCGAACACGGATAGCAAGCCCTTGGTTTCAATTAAAATGTAATGTCCAAAAATCAAGCACCTATCCATGACCCTCAGCAACGCGCTTCGCCGAGCCTCCGTGTTATCTGAAAAGAAATCTCTAACTCGCTCCTTCGCGTTCTCAAATGTGTTCTCCAATTCAGTTTTCGAGTAGAGATTTTGCTTCCGCTCCAATTCGATTTTCAAATTGGGAAGGGTTTCCATTTTTTCAGATAATTCTCGCTTGAGCTTCGCCAGATTTCCTAAAATTACGTCTTGTTTGTCAGCGTCATCAGTCCTCTGAAACGCCTTATTGAACTTCTCGGTGTTCTTTTTATTTTCAGCGACTTCATTTTCCTCTTTCTTTATTTGATGTTCCACCGCCAAGATTTCGAGTTTGATTTTTTCGAGCGTTTCCTGAATGAACTCATCGCTTTGATTGAACACGACGAAAAAGAAGAAGAAAAAGTTTTCAAATATTCCATCAACTGAGGCGACGCTCAGCGTCTTTGGGTTGTGCTTGCAAATTGCGTTTGAAATCTTGACGATGTGCTTGTAGTAAGAGTAAACCTTGTCCTTGTATTTTTTTTGAAAATGAAAAAACTTGCCATCGCACTTGGAGCAAGAGATTAAACCAGACGAGAGCGATTTGTCAGTGTTCCTGTGCGTCTCCATCTGCTCCCTCTTGACGATTTTATTCAACTGCAATTTTTCCACCACCTTAATCCAATCATTGACTGAAATTATTTCAATTGGGTACGGCTTGCAAGCAGTCCAGTACTTTTTTTCATCGGATAACACCTCAATGTTGCCCACTTCACCCCTCTTGAATTTATTCAGAATTTGAATTCCCTCGAAGTTTAAATTCTTTCCAGTGTAGTAGCAGTGAGAAATCCACCGCCTGATTGTGGCTTGGCAATTCACTGAGTCGGCGTTGTTCTTTCGGTCAATGTTGAACAAATCAGTGGCTATTGAGCGCAAGCTCTTTCCAGATAGGAATTGCTTGTAGCAAAACTCAACGTCCTTCAATTCTTTTTTCATAGGTTTCCATTTCGTTTTTCCCTTGTCGTTCCTTCCGTCCTTCTCGTAGCCGTAGAGCTTGCACTGCCCTCTGTTTCCTCTGTTTATGGAGTCTCTCAATCCCCTGTAGGTTCGCTCAACGATTTTTCCGCGCTCTATGTTGGAAATTCCAGCCGAGAGGCTCTGAATCAATTGCTCGTGGTCGTCTGAAAAATTAACTTCCTTATCTTTGATGAACAACTTGATTTTCTTTATTTTGAAGATGTGAAAAATCAAGGAAGTTTGGTAGGGCTCCCTTGAAATTCTCGATTGCTCGATGACCCAAACTCCGTCAATGGTTCCGTCATCAATTGAATTCATCAGGGCGCAAAACTCAGGGCGATTTTTGTAAGGATTCAGCAAATCCTCCTCGTCAATCTTGTATCCTGAAACGCCGCTGTCCGAGAAAATTTTATGCTCGAGTGAGTTCCGAACGGCGAATTTGATTCCCTCGCTCTTCTGTTGCTCAATCGAAAAATTGTCGCTCTCAACTGAAGTCCTGCAATATATGCCAAGCATGTAAGCCTCCTTATGCCTTAATTATACCGTTTTCCGATAATTTTGTAAATAAGAAAGCGCACTCATACCAGCATAACCATACCGAACAGCATTACAAGTATTGGGGCGGGCACTTTTGGAGGTTGCACCAAACTTATCAGCGTAACCATACCTAACATAAAGGATTTGGCGGAAAATACTTAGATACAAAAAAAACAGTTTTCATAAATGCTTATCCCATAAAGAATTAGCGTTGCTAATTAAGTATGCTAAAAATTATGGGAAATGGGTGTAATCAATAAAGACATCATATTTCCAAAAAGGGGACGTTATGAAGATTCATAATGATTTTACTCTGTATTTTAGGGTTACTTCTTCGGGGAAAAGGGTTGTGTATTTCTACACTTACGATGAAAACGGCAAGAGGACGCAGGGCAGGTCTACGGGACAGATTAATAAAACGGCGGCTAGGGTGCTTGTAAACAGGCTCTTGAAAGAAGGG